CAAGAGATTGGCATTAAAAAATAGGTTGATGAATGACCGACAAAGAGAGAAAAGAGTATGCGGAGAACTTCACGAGGACCAATCGGAAGTTTGCCAAAACACACTTTCCTAAGGTCAAAAGACAACTGGATAAAGTTGTCAGTTCTTTGATAGGTACAATAAAGAAAGTAGGAGCCAGACAAGCCCAAAGCAGACTGAGAACCACACTTTACAATGATGAACTCTATAAACCAATAGAGTCTATCTACAAACAAGTCGGGGTCTATCATGCCAACCAGATGTACAAGCTAATCCGAAGGGAGGCAAATCAGAAAGGGATAGGCAGAGATGAGCAGTGGACTAAGTTTATCATTGATGAGTTAGAGAGGACCTTATTGCAGTATGCAGTGGTCAAGACCTCAGAGACACTTAGGAACCATTTGCTCCTTGTCTTACAGAATGCCATCATAAAAGAGCAGACTGTGGATGAGATTGTCAAGACCTTAGAGCAGTCCGGCTTTACAGCCATGCAAGCCGAAAGGATTGTGAGGACTGAGGTAGGTAGGGCGGCAAACACTGGAATAAAGGCAGCGGCCGAGTCATTCAATTACGAGATGGTTAAAGAGTGGATTGCCTTTAGAGATTCTCGGACCAGAGGATTTAAGCCTGAGCAACCTAAAGACCACTTTCACATGGATGGTCAAGTAGTTGGGTTCTATGAGAACTTTGTGGACCCAAGGAGTGGCGAGAACATAGAATATCCGTTGGCTCCCGGTGGATCAGCCGCAATGGTCATAAATTGTAGATGTTCTTATATTGTTGTACCTAAAAGAGATAGTAGAGGCAGACTAATAAATATGGGAGGTGCTTGATCGGCTAAGGCCAGTACTGCGGAATAATGAAACAATAACCAGGGTCAACCCTCCCCAAATATTGAATATGAAAAGATACTTTGAACAAAAGACAGTAAGCAACTCAGTGCAAGATGTTAGCACTACTACCAGAAAGGTAAAGGTTGCAATTAGCCAGATGGGCTCTAAAGACCTTGACAATGATGTCATCGACTTTAATGCCTACAACAAGACTATGGCAGAAAGAGGTCCTAAAGGTGCAAACCTTATTTGGCACTTAACAGACCATAACCCAAGCCTAAAGTCAGCCATTGGCAAGTTCTCTGAACTATATGTAGAAAAGGACTATCTGGTAGGGGTTACCGATGTTCCTAACACTACATGGGGCAACGATGTCTTAGAGTTCTATAAGTCTGGTCATATTAACCAACATTCAGTTGGCTTTAGGACTATCAAAGCCGAGAATCAAAAGAGTGCCGAAGGGGAGTATAACCTTATCAAAGAGATTCTCCTTTTTGAAGGTTCAGCGGTCCTTTGGGGGGCAAATCCTAATACACCAACTATTGAGGTGGGTAAGTCAACAGAGGAGGTAATGAGCCAGCATGAGAAACTGTCTAAAGAGCTTAGCCTGCTCTTAAAATCATTGAAAGATGGCCGCTTCTCTGATGAGGCATTCGAGTTTATCGAAATCAGAGTAGCACAAATAAACGAGGCAATAAAATCCCTTATATCTATTGAGTCCACTCCCAAAGCAGAGGAACCCGCAATTGCAGTTCCAGAAGTCAAGGAGCCGGAGATTGACCTAAGTGGATTAAAGCATAACTTAACAAATCTAATAACTAAATTAAATTCCTAACAATGGATGAATTGAAAAGCATCGAGACTGCGGTAAAATCAGCTACCGAGTCAGTAGAAAAGATGAAGGCTGCCAATGAGGCTGCCATTGCTGATGTAAAAAACCAAGTAGCTGAAGTAAAGGCTGCTGTTGTAACTATGGATGAGGCTTCTAAGAAAAACCAAGCTGCTCTTGACCAACTGATTGCTGAGAAGTCAGCTAAGAAAGTTGACAACAAGAACAAGTCTTTTGGCGAGGCTTACAATGAGGCTATTGCTGAGGCTTTTGAAGCTAAGCAAGCTGAGTTAAAAGAGTTCCAAAAGAACAAGAATGCAAAGTTGACTATCGACCTGAAAAGTGTTGGCACAATGACCCTCGGAAACAACCTTTCTGGAGATGGTGTTGCTACTTACAATCAGCGTCAAGGTTTGGTGCCTGCTCAGAAGATTAACATGCGTGATCTTATCCCTACTGCTGTATCTCCAACCGGACTTTATGTTACCTATCGTGAGACTGGTACTGAGGGTTCTATCGGAATCCAGACTGAGGGTAACGCAAAGAGCCAGATTGACTACGACCTGACTGAGGTGAAAGTAGTATCTGACTACATTGCTGGTTTCGCTCGTTTCTCAAAGCAGATGATGTTCCAATTGCCTTTCTTGCAGAATACCCTCCAGAGAATGCTGCTGCGTGATTTCTACAAGAAAGAGAACAGCACATTCTTTACTGCTGTATCAACTGCTGCAACTGGTTCTACTACTACCTCTGCCTCTGTTGATGCTGAGCAACTGGTTGACTGGATTGCCAACCAACTGGATGCTAACTTCGAGGCTTCATTTGCTCTCGTAAGCTATGCTCAGTGGGCTGACTTGCTTAAGACTAAGCCAACTGACTACTCAGTTCCTGGTGGTTTCGTAATCGATGCCAATGGTAATGTCCGTATCGCTGGAGTGCCTGTAATCGGTGCTTCATGGGTTACTAACGACAAAGCCCTTATCATCGATGCTAACTACCTCGAGCGTGTTGAGACCGAGGGATTGCGTGTAGAGTTTTCTTATGAGGATAGCGACAACTTCCAGAGAAACCTGGTAACTGCTCGTGTTGAGTGTTTTGAAGACATCAACATTATGAGAACAGATGCAATCATCTACGGATCATTCTAAATAGGTGCTGTGGTTTGATGTGGTGGGGCCGGTTTCGGCTGGCCCCTTTTTTTAATAAATATCTATGCTTTACAATCTACTTATCGACTGGGAGGACCAGACCAATGAATCGGGAATAGTCGAGCCTCTGACAGTAAATGAGGTTAAGAACTACCTGAGATTGGAAGGGTTTATAGACAGCTCAGATAGCATTCCATCTGACTTTGATGATGATGATGCTCTGATTGCTGATCTGATTACCTCTGCCAGAGAAAGGATTGAGGAGTTTACTGGCCTGAGCTTAGTTCCTAAAACTTGGGAGATTGAGTTCACTAACTTGGCTGGGGGCTTTGAGATTCCCTTTGGTCCGGTAACTACTATCCTAAATGTCAAAGATGATGAGGGAGATAGTATAAGCACAGATGACTTTGATGTGTCCTTAAATGGTCGCATCCTAAAGAACCCCAAGTATGAGAATATGACCATGCTTTACGAGGCTGGTTATACTGATCTACCTAAAGGACTAAAGGATGCCATGTATAAAGAGGTCGCTTATAGATATATCAATAGAGGGGATGAGAATAAGGAAGGCATGAGCCGGGAGGCCATGAATCTGGCAAGTAGATATAAAACAGTCAACTGGTTAGGATGATAGGCAACCTCAAACCGATAAAGCTCCTAAAATACACTAACACTATCGATGCCGATGGGGATGCTACCGATACGGTGGCAGTAACCTATAAGATGTGGGCTGAGATTAGTGATGAGGGAGGTGGTAGGACTCAGGCTGATGGTCGGACAGATATGTCAGACACTAAGACCTTTAAGCTACCATTCAGAGGCTACAATATCACACCTGACTACAAGATAGAATATTTCGGCCAGACCTATTCTATTAGTGCTGTGAGAAGGATTGATGAGAAACGATTTTATTGGGAAGTAACCGCATTTACCATCTTTGGTTAAAGTTAATGTCATAGGATTAGACAGCTTAAAAAGCCGCATAGACTCGGCCAGTAAGGAATTAAAGACCGATGTAGATGCAGAGCTTCAAGTCGCTGCCTTTGACTTTGTGGCTTTAGCTAAGAGAGATTTGGCCAGCCAAGGAGGAGACAGAGGCACTTTATTCAGGTCGATAACACAAAGCAAGGAAGGGGATATGTCCTATGTGGTTTCGGCTAATGTCTTTTATGCTCCATTCATTGAGTTTGGCACAAAGACTAAATTCAACCCATACCCAGGGACCGAGGAATATGCCTCTCAGTTTAAGGGGGCAAAAGGATCGGGAACTTTAAAGCTGATAGATGCTATCAAAGGATGGGTAAAGAGAAAAGGGATTGCAAAGGGTAAAGAGGCAAACAGAGCAGCCTTTTTGATTGCTCGGTCTATCTATAAGAAAGGAATAAGCCCCAAGCCATTCTTTTTTAAGCAAGTACCGATTGTGAGGGAGAAATTGATAACTAATGTTACAAGAGTACTAAATGGCATTTAAGACCGCACTATATGACCTAAAGACTGAATGGTACAAGACCTTGGATGGGGTTATTAGTGTACCTGTCTATAAGGATGCTGTGCCTTTGAGTCAGAATGGCAACTATGTACTAATAAGGTCAGAGGGTAGTACCCAGACAGACCTAAACAACTCTGCATTTTTTCAGTCTGCAATTATTGTGGTAGATATACTAACCAAATTTGCTACCATAGGAAATAGTAAGACTGCTTACGATATAGCTCAGGAGATTTACGATGAGATAATCCTCGCACCTAACTCTTTTGGCATAACCATACCAGACCATCAGATTACACAGATAACGATTCAATCAGAGACCGAGCTTTACGAAGATGATGGCTCTGAGAAACTATTTAGGCTTTTACTTAGATATGAGCATATTCTTAATCAAAATTAAATAAAAACAAATGGCAGATGCTACAACAATCTCCGGCAGTGTGATGTTTATTCAATATTCAGACACTCCGAATGGTGCAAGAAAGTCGGCTGTTTGCCAGAGTGAGGGATCATTCGACGGCAGCCGCAATGTAGTTAGTGATGAGACTAACTGTGGAACTTTGAAAGTATTAGGACCTCAAAACAACCGTTTCACTCTGAATGCGGTAGTTGACACTGTTCCTGATCCCAACGAGGCTTCATTCAATGATTTTCAAACTCTGTATGCCAACAACACAAAGAAGTACTGGCATTTGACAGATTCAGCCGAGACTGTCTATCATGGTGGTTATGGTTGGATTTCAGCTCTCGGTCAGCAGAATGTTAGCGGTCAGACTGCTAAGTTCACAATGACTATCGAGATTGAGGGAGACATTGATACTACACCTGCAAGCTAATAACACATGAAACAAATCACACACACAATCGGAGGTAAGGATGTAACACTGGATGTCGGCAAGATGTGGTTCTCAAAGTTCTACGGAGAGGCTACATCTTCTGACCCTCTGTTAATGTCCGAGCTTCTAAGTAAACCAGACAAGCAATTTGATTTTATCTGTGGCCTCGTTTATGGCGGTTTGAACTGCTATAACAAGGTAAACGGAATTAAAGAGACAGTATCTATCGATCAGGTCCAAGAGTGGGTCGGGTCTATGGATGAGGCTGATGCCGCTGCTCTTATCAATAAGTTTGTCGAGGTTAACAAACCGAAAGAACAGGGGGAAGCCCCAGCCCAAGTGGCAAATCCTTAACTTGGGATGAGATGAGGTCGGAAGCCTTTGGCCAGATTGGCCTGCTCCCGGATGCTTTTTACGGATTAGAGGTCGAGGACTATCTTCTTTTGAGGAGAGGTTATATCGACAAGGTAAAGAATGAGTCTGTCTTGTTAAGGTTTCAAACAGCCTTAATATGCGAGGCTCTGATAGGTAAGGGTAATGGGGCAAGGTTTGTCATGGATAGCTGGCAGCTCGAATCTAAGACAGAATTAGACCAGCAACAAATCCGGGCACTCCTGAAAGCCAAGAGAGAGAAAGAGGCCTTAAAAAGGCTTAAAATGAACCAGAATGGCTGAAATGCAGATAAAGATAGCGGCTGATGTCAGTAGTGCGGTTAGCGGCCTTGACAAATTAGGCAGAGAACTCGACCAGACTGGCAAAGATGCTGTCCAATTAGGCAATGCGGTCGAGAATGCAAGTCAAAAGATTAGGACCTTACCGAATGTCACAGGTCAAGCCACATC